CCTGCTACTGTATTTACGTTAGCTATGTTAGTGGATACTGTACCAATGTCTGTAGCGTCATCTGCTACTGCTGTTACGTCTGTTGATATACCAGCTACAGTGGTTACGTCAGATGCAATACCTGCAACTGTGTTAATGTTAGGCAAGTTAGTAGAGATGAACTGCTTATTAACAGCGTCTGTATCTGCTACAGGGTTTGCAACATTCTTAATAATTTTAGACTGTGCATCCCACTTGTCATCTGCATCAAGAGTAATACCATCATTAGCTTTGTCTACAGCTTCTTGCGCTGCGTGGTAAACCTGAATGTTAGAGTTATCTAAATCTTCTTCTGTTAAGACAGAGCCAGAAGCAAAGTCTACAGTACGAGAAGTAAGAGAAGTAGTACGCCTAACCTGAACCAACGTACTAGACGCTGGTGCAGTTGTTAGGGTTACTGTAGAAGATGATGGAAATGTTAAGCCAGTTTCAGCCACACCATCAACTGTTACACTAATTTCACTAGTGTCTGTGTAGGTAAAGGGAATACTGAACGTAGTTGTCGCATTATCCCCTACATAGTTTTGATATGAAAAAGCCATTTTCCATCCTCTTTTGTTTTTATCTAAGTTGTAACTTTAGTTTCCAAAGGCATTAGCAACGCCATTTATTATTTGTCTGCTTCCATATAGAGATTGATAAGGTAATAGTCTTAAACCTTTTCTCCATTCTGCTTCAGTTGTCTCGTCACCTACAACTGCTTCTCCTATATTCTTTCCAGTTTCTAGTAAACCTTGTCCTATAGAAAAAGCGGCTGGTGTGATAGCATAAGTATTACCCTGCATACCACCTGTGGTTACCTGCATTAAGTAAGAGAATATAGAAACTGCACCTATCTGGTTTAAAGCTCCCACTCCCCACTTAGCAGGGGACATTTGTTTCTTGATATACTCATCAGAGTCACTACGTCCTGCTGCGTTCATATGAACACGTATTGCATACATTAAACCACCCATAAAAGCAGAGCTTAATAATATCTTAGCCACTGCCATGTCACCTCTACGTATGCGTACACCCTGTCTCATGGTTTGTTGCTCTAAAGAAGACATAGTATAGTTTAAAAACTGAAACATTGTCTTACCAAGCTCACCTCTCATGAAACCATTAGTAGATGCTATATTACTTTCTTGAACACTCTGTCTAGCTTCTTTATAACCAGCAGCACGAAAAGCGTCAGCTACTTCAGGAGGCCATTTATCAAAGTTAAACTTCTTAATGTTTCCTTTAGGTGATTTTTCTACTATATTACTACCCATAATTTTTAGAATAGCACTTGACATTTCATTACTAAGCCCAAGCTGTTGACGCTTAATATCAGAGAAGGGTAAGCTACCTTTCTTTGCAGCATTAATCCACTCATTAGAGAAATGAAAAGTAGATAGTCTACGGAATACTTGTGTTACACCTGTAAGACCAGACCAGTAGGCTACATTCTTTTGTGCCCCAAGTGCAAACTCTTCTGCACCCCTAGCAGCTTTAGCAGTCCAACCTTTTTTATCAGCCCATGCACGTTCTGGTGCAATAATACCTATGTCATCTGTAACATCATATTTTGTTACATTCTGCCACTTACCTAAAGCTACCTCTTGACCTACTCCAAAAGCAAATGTCATCTCATTAACAAGCTCAGGGTCTTGTCCATTGCTTAACTTAGTAAGTAACATCCTATATTCAGGAGCAGACTTTAAAATGGTTTTAAATGATGTTTCAAATAGTACGTTAGTAATCTCCATAAGAGAAGACATACCAGACATTCCCATATTAACCGCAAAGCTAAAAGCTCTTATAGCAATATTATAATCTCTGGCACGATTACTTACCTCACTTCTCTGTGCTAGTCTCCCAGTTATTCCATCATACATAAACTGTGCTGCATTTAGTTGTTTATTTATAGCATCGCTTGATAGGTTTGCAGCTTTTCCTTCTCGTTCAATATTACCTCTAACTAAAGTATCAAAGCTACTACCAGCTTGATTAGTATTAATACCATTCTTAGCTAGTCCAATAGCACCTGACATTTGAAATACGTAGCTGTTAAACAGTAGTTCAGCATCTTCTTCCAGCAGGTCAGAGAATCTATACTCTTCAATACTACCATCAGCTTTTTGTAATTTTAATGAAGCACCCTCATCAAGTACAAGTCTATGCCTAGCTCTCTTATGAGCCTTAGGTATATTAGTACGTGTAAGAATTTCTGTTACATCATTAATCTCATCCTTGCTAAAATTACCTGCTTTAAGCAAGTCAGCTAAGTCTTCTAAGTTCATCTCGTTTGCACCAGATAGCCCTTTGTTACCAATCTTAGGGTCAGTAATAGACTTAGTATAAGCTGTTGCTATTTTATTAATGTATTGTTGAGGGGTTAGTTGCTTACCCTTCCTACCTTTAAGGTACTTAGCAACAGAAGCTTCAAGGTTAGGTTGTCCTCTACGTATAGCTTCTTCAACAAGTCTAGTTAATTGTAGTTCAGCATCAGCACCTAAATCATTAACTATGCCACGTATTCGTTCCTCATTAAATAGACGTGACATGTAATTACTGTGGTTGTTTAACATATCCATAGAGAAACCAGCTACATCATACTTAACAGCAAGTTCAGCTATCTCACGTTGTAGTTTATTTACAGCATCGCCTACTTCTTTAACTTCTGCTGGTACTTCTCCTATATCAATACCACGTACATAACGTGCTACTAATTGGTTAAAGTCTGTAATCTGTCCACCAGTACGTTTCTTCCATAGCATTTGATTGTTAGGCATTATTGTTGCCATAGAGCTACGATACTGACCTTGTAATTGTTCTGCTATCTCAGAAGCAGAGCCACCTGTTTCTAATTTACCACCTTTGTAACCTACGCTATTCATGCCTAAAGCACGTGCTGACCACCTAGACCAACCTAGTTCTGACTTACCCATCCTATAACCAGTAGATACTAAGTCACGTAGACCAAACAGACTTATACCTGCTATTTCAGGAATCTGTGCTACATCTGCATCAGTAGGTATAGGAGCATTTAAAGTAGGTAGACCATCGATAGAATCAATCATACTATTGTTAGATAGTTCTCTGTCAATAATTCTCTCAGCTAATACATCTACGTTAAACTGGTCATGGAACTGTTGTTCTACGTCTGTCAGTGTGTCACCGTTAGCTATCTTTTGAGCAATAGTAGCACGTTGCCCTGCTCTTATAAAAGCTGTAGCACCGCCAGTTAATGCTCCTGATAGTCCAGCACCTATTCCACCTGCTATGAATACATCCTGACCAGTAATGTCATACCTAAAGTTTGCTCTGATTGCTTCAAAAGCGGCTGTCTCAGCACCACCCACAATAGCTGCGGTGGTAAAAGCTTTCTTAGCACTCATAAATCTCTTAGCTGTGCCAGCAGCCAATACAGCACCGCCAGCAGCAGGAGTACCTATAGAACTAGCAGCGGCAGTAGTAGCTGCAATAGCACCCCACTCAACAGGGTCAAACATAGCAGCCAATACGTTAGCTGTTATGCCTGACCAACCGTCTGATTGGATTTGTGCTAGGTTACGTTGGGTACGTAGATAGCTCTGTTTAGTACGTAAGGCACTCTCTGCACCATTAACCTGTGCATCCTCTATTACTTCACGCATAGCTATAGGACTTGTTAAATCACTAGTTAAACTTTCAAGAAGCTCAGGAGTAAACTTAGATACAGGAGTACCACCCTGAGGCACAATCCTATCAATGTTGTTAAGAACAGTAGTAGCGATATGCTCCTCTTGAATTGAATTTCCTAAGCTTGTAAAGAATTGAGAACCTTTCTTATCTGCTTCTAGTTCTTGACGTAACAAAGTGGCTTCATCAACAGTATTAACAAAAGGTAGTTTCTCCATATCTCTAGGAGCTATATTTAGTTTGCTTAATATATCTTCATTTGCAAATTGTGCTGGTTCAGCCATGTTTTACTTTTCCTTCTAGGTTTTATATTAAGTTTAGAATATATCAAGCATACTTGTCCATGCTGTTTCTAGTTTATCTACAGCAGTACCACCGATACCCCATTTCATTTCTCG